ATGGGGTTACAAATCCATATAACATTGTAATAAGTCCAGGTGTTGTTATACCTGTAGGCTCTAATAACTCACAAAATCCATCTATACAGCGATTAGATACTGGAACTAACTTATCTTTAGTGCAGTTTGAAGTGCAAGATTTACAAAATGCCATTAAGCGTACTTTGTTTAATGATTTACGTGATCCCACAGGGCCAGTAAGATCAGCAACAGAAATTGCTTTAGACTCCAGAGAGCTTGCAAGAAGAATAGGATCAGCGTTTGGTAGGCTACAAACAGAAGTTTTGATACCTATACTCAAAAGAGTTACTTATATTCTTACACGTAGAGGTTTGTTGCAGCCTATAGAGCTTGAAGGCAGAGAAGTAGAAATAAAATTTTTATCACCATTAGCAAAAGCGCAAGATGGCGAAGATATTATTAACGTACAACAAGCAGTACAGTTTGTTATGCAAAACGCAGGGCCAGATCAAGCATTGATTGGTTTTAAATTAGAAGATTTTGGTGCTTGGGTTGCATCTAAAACTGGTATGCCAGCAGAATTAGTAAGGTCGCAAGCAGAAAAAGAACAAGTTATACAAGCTGGCGCACAAGCAGAGCAAGCTGGTATGAAAACATCTGAAAGGCCTATGCCACAACAATGAGTTGGACAAACATAGATGATCCTGAATTAGCAAAACAAGCTAAGAAAGAATCAGAAATCCGCAAGCAAAATCACAAAGAGCTTGCAAAAAAATATCACAGAGTCTTTACATCTGAAGATGGACAAAGTATTTTGTCGGACTTAACCAAGCGGTTTATCTATGATAATGATACACAGTTTGGTTCTACAAACATTAATTATGAAGCTGCATACCATGATGGTGAGTCAGGTGTTGTCAAATTTGTAATTAATCAAATTAAACAAGCAGAAATACTTTAAGGAAATAACAATGTCAGAAGAAGTTGAACAGGCCGTTGAAGAAACAACAAACGATACCCTGTTGGATCAAGCTGAACCAACGCTACAAGAGGGAGAATATTTTTTAGCAGAAGGCATAAAGGGTGTTGGAGAAGCCCCAGATTGGCTAGATAAAAAATATAAGACCGTATCAGATCAAGCAAAAGGGTACGCAGAGCTATCAAAAAAGTTTGGATCATTTAAGGGATCACCAAAAGATGGCTATGAATTACCCGAAGGTGTAGAAAAAGATGATGCTTTGTTTCAAGAGTTAGAAGCTTTTGCTATAAAAACAAACATGAGTGCAGATGCATTTGGAGAAGCGTGGGAGTTATTGACAGCACAAGAGCAAGCAGTAGAAGAAGTGAGTCAAGAGCTAGAGCTTGAAAAGCTAGGTGATAACGCACAGACAAGAATTAAAAATGTTGAAGGATTTCTTAAAAATAATCTAGACCCTGACACATATGATAAAGCACGTGCATTAGTTACAACTGCTGAAAACATTGAGCTAGTTGAAATGCTTGTGCAAGCTACTGCACCAGTCAAGTTACCGATTGAAGGTGGGCCAAATCCTGAAGGGCTTACTATGGAAATGATAGAAGAAGAAATGTTTAAGAAAGATGAGCATGGTAATCTTCTAAGAAGTGTAAATATAGAGCATGACCGCAAAGTAAAAAGAATGTTAGAAGCATTTGCTGGAACTGATTGATATTTATAAAAAACTTAAGTTATAATCGGGACAACTGGATACCGTATATCGCCCAGTAAATTAAGGTTGGATGCTGACCATTTACTGGGTACTCAGCTAAAACCTCAAAAAAAATTAAATTTACTCTTTTTGAGGATATAATTATGAGTAAGAATCTTGCACTAACAGCGGTAGCGGTTATTGAGTTTGACTCATTAGTTAAGCACGCATATGCTGGCATGGGATTACTTAAGCCCTCCGTAACTGTTAGAAATAATGTAGTAGGCGAAACATATAAGTTTCGTAAAATGGGTAAAGGACTTGCTAATCAAAAGTCAACTGCTGACTTAGTAACTCCTATGGATGTTACCCACGAAGTACAGACTGCAACTATGCAGAACTGGAACGCTCCAGAATACACAGATATCTTTGATCAAGCAGAAGTAAACTTTGACGAGAAGCAAGAGCTAGCAACAACTATTGCTGGTGCTTTAAGCCGAAGGGAAGATCAGCTTATCATTGATGTTATGAATGGAGCATCACCAACAACTATAGCGCATGGAAGTGCGGGTTTGACTATGGACAAGGTTGTAGAAGCGCAAGCAACTTTGCGTAAGCAAAATGTCCCTAGCACTGAACTACACGCTGCTATAAATGGTGACGGACTAAAAGGACTTTTGAAGGATACAAAAGCTACTTCTTCTGACTTCCAAACTGTAAAAGCATTAGTATCAGGTGATATAAACACACTTGCTGGTTTTGCTGTACACGTTGTTGGAACAAGGACAGAAGGTGGTTTGACTGTCACTTCTAATACCGTTGATTCATTCTTCTATCACAAAGAAGCAATCGGACTTGCTATTGGTATAGAAATGAAAACATCTATTGATTACATACCAGAGAGGACAGCGTTCTTATGTAACGGAATGTTGAAAGCTGGCGCAGTGGTCAGGGATGCTGAAGGTATTATTAAAGTTGAATATAAAGATAACGTATAAGGAGATTCAAAATGGCTTTTACAAGATCAAGTTTAGCACGTATCGGTACAGCTAACAGTGATGCGGGTGCTGTTTGGATCTACAAGTCTGCTGATGCAATAGGAACAGTTAGGGCAGCTAACTATTTCTTAGATGCAGTAGACGAGATTAAGTTGAATGATGTTATATTTTTAGTAACTTCAACTGGCGGTACACCAGCAGTACATATAAGTTACTGTAATAGCAATACTGGCTCTGCAATAGATATTGTAGATGGACAGGTAATAGCTTCTACAGATAGTGACTAACCAAATAGAATGGGGGGTTTACCCCCCCTTTCTTATGAGGTAAATTATGGCTTCTAAGATAGGTCTTATATCTAATGCGTTAATCTTAATTGGTGATTTGCCTATTACATCTTTGACAGGTAACTCACGAGCACAAACTGTCGCAAATAATTTGTACGATAATATTGTGCAAAATGAATTAACAAAATTTAAATGGAGCTTTGCAAGAAAAAAAGCATCATTAAATCTTACGTCAGAAGACCCAGTAGGAACAGAGTGGGATTCTATTTATCAGCTACCTTCTGATTTACTATTTTTAATTAAAACAAATCCGTCTGTACCTTTTAATTTGTATGGCGATAAATTGTATTCGAATTTAAAATCTACCTTGCATATAGATTATATTTACAATGCACCAGAATCTACATGGCCTGTTTATTTTAGCAAGATGATAGAGTATGCATTAGCTATGGATTTTGCACCTTCTATACGAGATAGCGGTAGTGCTATGGATGCTAATGCAAGGCAATACGTCAATGCATCACGTATGGCGCGATATACTGATTCACAACAACATCCTGTAGAACCACTAGCAAGTAACCCATTTGTTGATGTAAGGGGCTAATTATGCCCATGTCAAAATTTTTCCAAAGTGCTTTTATGAGTGGTGAGCTATCACCCCTTATCAAAGGTAGAGTAGATATTGATCAATACTATAAGGGTATGCAAACTGCTGAAAACGTAGTTATTGTACCGCAAGGTGGCTTAAAACGTAGACCTGGTACACAACACATTGATGTTGCAGAAAAAATATTTACACCATTTGTAGGAACATCTTTCATTACATTACCAAATGGTGGCACGGCAGCAAATATAAATGACTTTACACCTAGTACGGTTAGCGTAACAACAACAAACTTAGGTGTTTTGGGAACTTCTGGTCAATCAGATTATGTGGTTGCACTTTACAATTTAGCAAGCGAAAGTAGTCGAGGTAAGTTTGTAGAAGTTAAAGATATTAAATTATCAGGAACAGGTACAGCAACATTTTTAGTTCAATCATCTGTAGATAATGTATCTTTTGGAACTTTAAAAACCCTTACAGTTACACAAAATCCACAATCTGTTAAAGCGAGAGTAGATGACACCGTAGATGCTAAATATTTTAGAATTGTAAGAACAAACGACACAGGTGATTTATCATCTCTTAAAGTATCAGTAAGTGAATTTAATGTTTTATTTGCGTCTACAACAGCATCTATAGCAAAAACTTTTGACTTTAGTATAGAGTCAGACAGACATTATTTAGGTGTTTTAACAGGTGGTTTTGATACATTTGATTTTACAATATCTACTGGCACACCAACAGTAGGCAATAGTTACACTGTAAATAGTGCTACTTACAGAGTTTTATCATTTGTAAGTGGGGTTGCAAAAGCAGAAAGAACCGCAGGAACTAATGCACCACCCTCATCAGGCACATTAGCTGGTAGTCCAACACTTACTTATAGCGCAGTAAATCATTCTGATTCGTTTGGAAATATGTCATTTTACAGAGTAAATAATGCTATGAAGGTAGCACCGCCTAACTCTATATCTATAACAGAATTTTTAACAGTGCCTTTTGCATCTTCAGAAGTGCAAGATGTAAGAGATGTTCAAACAGAAAATGTAATGTTGATGTTCCACATGGAACATTTTCCTAAAAGAATTATTAATACAGATGAAAATACATTTGTAATAGATAACATACCATTTTTAAATATACCTCAGTTTGATTTTAATGATGCTCTTAGTCCAACACCTACCGCAGCAGTGCAGGTAATGACACTTCCTGATGGTGGTTCAGGCGAAATAAAAATAGGTGATAGATTTCAAATAGATGTTGAAGGTGTGTTAAGTAAAAACATAACATTTGCTGGTGATGGCAACGCAAATGAACAATCTTCTACAATAGAAAATATACGTAAAAATTTACAAGATATGCCTATATTTGGCGATGATGGAATTGTTGTAACAAGAACAGGAGCTTTTGAATATACAATTACATTAGACGGAAATTCATCAGGAACATATGAATTATTTTCTGGATTTTTTACAAGTGGACAGGGCACAGATGAAATTACATTTACACGTTCTGCTGCTGGTGTACCAAGGTCTGAAGATGTCTGGTCAGAAACAAGAGGATATCCAAGAACAGCAACTTTTTTCCAGGGTAGATTGTGGTTTGGCGGCAGTAAATCAAAACGTCAAAGTGTTTTTGCATCTAGAGCTGGATCATTTTTTGATTTCTTTACAGAAGAAGGTGATGATGATGAAGGTATATTTGTAACAATATCTGCGAGAAATCTTACTGAAATAGTAGATATTAATCCAGATAGAGGATTGCAAATATTTACATCAGGTGCAGAGTTTTTATTAACAGGCAATACGCCATCTACAGTATCTATACAAGCGCAAACACAACATGGTTCTAAATTTTTAGAAGCAAAATCTTTAGATGGTGCTACATTATTTATTGATAAAAACGGAAAGACGTTACGACAGTATTTATATAACTATAACGAAGATGCATACAATTCGGTTGACATATCAGTATTATCTTCTCATTTAATTGATGATCCAGCAGATGTAGGTGTATTAAGTGGCTCTACAACAGAAGATGCAAACTATGTTGTTATAGTCAATCAAGATGGTTCTGCTGCAATACTGAATACATTGAGATCACAAGATATAAATGGTTTTACAAAATGGACAAACGGAAGCACAGGCACAGTATATCCTTTAAATATTATTTCTGTATCTACAGTGCACAATGATTTATTTTTTGTAAACAAAAGAACTACTGATACTACAACAACTTACACTATAGAACGATGGGATCAAACATATTTACTTGATTCTGGAATAAAATTATTAAGTCAAACAAGTATTGTTGGCAACGAATTAATTTTATCTTCTGCACATTTAACAGGATTTACAGTAAGCTTGGTTGCAAGAGGTAATGTTTTACCAAATAAAACTGTAGCAGCTACGTCAGTTTCTAATCAAAATGGTAAAATTACATTAACAGATGCAGAAAAGGCATTTATTATAGCGGGTGATCCCAGTGGTGGCACCATGAATGTACAAGTAGGATTTAACTTTCAACCTACAGTAAAATCAATGCCATTAAATACTACAGCAGGTAATATTGCGGGTCAAAATCAAATGAGAGATAAAAAGATTACACGTATGAATTTACGTGTTTTAGAGTCTGCTGGCGTTGTTATAGACGGTAATACCGTACCTACGCTAGAGTTTGGGACAGCATCGTCTACGCCCTTAAACAGCGATTTATCGCCATTTACAGGCGTTATACAGGATAATAACGGTGGTAATGGTTGGAGCATAGAAGTAGTGCCAGAAATAACTGTGCCTAATCCTATGCCATTTCACATACAAGCAATTGAATATGAAGTACAATCTTCATAATTATATAAAAGAGGTTTAATAATGAGTTTTGGAATTATTGCAGCAGCTTTAGCTCTTACTGGTCAGGCAATACAAACTTTTGCAACTGTTGAAGCAGGTAAAGCAGCAGAAGAAGCGGCAGAGCGCAGAGCAGAAGAAGAAAGAATCGCTGCACAAGCAGAAGAACTAAAAAGAAGAGAAGAATTAAACAGAGTTTTAGCATCTAATATTTTATCTCAAGCTAAATCTGGTATAGCAGCAGAAGGAACTCCCTCAAGTATAGCATTAGATCAAGCTAAAAAAATTGGTGAAAGCGAATCCATTATATCTTTGAGCAATAGATTGCGTAGACAAAATTTACTGTTAGCAGGAAAAACAGAAAAAAAGGCATCATATATAAAAGCAGGATCAAGTTTATTAAAAGCATTACCATCTATGGAAACAGATATTGAAACTATTACAGGTTGATCAGAAACATAATGGCTACAAAAAGAATAGAAAGATATGGTCAATTTAGACCGTCACCTATAGACGATTCTAGAGCGCGAGTTATGAGAGAGCTTGCAGGTGCAGCAGGTTCTTTATCTGATACTGCAAGATTTTTTGGTGAAAAAAGGGCTGCAGAAGAAGCGCCAGAAAAAGCACAAAAAGCTGTAGATCAAGCAATTCAAGCTGATCCAGAAACAGGAGAAATTATTTTTGGCGAACTACCAAAAGGTAAAGGATATGGTAAAGCGGTATTTGATCAAGCTGCTTTAAATGCTTATGACGCTAAAATAAATGTTGCTGGAAAAGAAAAATTAATTAATTTACAAAATAAAAATAAAGATAATCCAGAAGAATTTTTAAAACAAGCAAACGCATATACAAATGCTTTTTTAGATTCTATACCTGTGGCTTTAAGATCAAAATATGAATCATCAATGCGTAATTCAGTTGTTTCTGGTTTTGAACAATTAAATAACGAATTTTTAAGAAATCAAACAAATCAAAATATACAAACAATTACAAACTCAATAACAACATTATCTGATAATGCTATTAAATTATTTATACAAAATAGTCCTGATGCTGATGAAAAGTTAAATGAAATTTTTGTGCAGATGGATGAATTAAAAAAATTAAATCCAAAATTTAATGTAGAAAAATCAAAACAAGAATTAAAAAACAGAATTTTTGAACAGTCAAATATTGCAAATCTAGACAAAATTGCTGAGCAAAAAGGCCGTAAAGAAGCATATGAAGAGTTAAATAATATTTTAGGAAATTTACCTGAAGGTTATTCTACTGAAGATGCAAAAATATTTGAAAGAACCGCGCAAGAAAACATAAATCGCATTCATTCACGAGAAACAGCAATTAAAAAAACAGAGCTTGAAAAAAATGAACAATTTGTTACGAACACTGTGGATGCAATTATTAGGGGAGAAAATGTTCCTGATGACACTATAAAAGAAGCATTTGCTTTAGTAGAAGGGACTGAATTAGAAAAAACATTTTTAAAAGCGCAAGAAATAGCGCAATTTTCAGTGTTATCAAAAGAAGAAAGATCAAAAATTATTGAAGAAGAGCAGAACAAACCTATACGAGAAAGGTCTGGATTGTTAAATGATTTACTTAAAACTAATGCAACTATTAACGAAGAACTTGCAAAAGACCCTTTAGGATTTGCATTTAAACAAAAAATAATTACTGATGAAGAATCGCAAAATTTTATAGATAGCGTAAAAAATAAAGATTATAAAAATAGTATTGAGTTACTTAAAAACAGAATTACAAAAGCACAAATAGCTAAAAATCATTATGGCGAATCAGTGCCGCCATTTACTGATGCAGAATTTAATTTCTTGTCAAGTGCTATTGATGATATGACTCCTGAAGATAAAACTGCTTTTGTTGGATTTATTAATGCAGGAACAGAAGATACTACATTAGCTGCAAATATTTATTCAAAGGTAGCAAGCAAAAATCAAGGTGTATTTGCTCAAGCAGGAGCAATGTACTCTTATAATCCTACCGCAGTCTTGCAAATTTTTAGAGGTCAACAAGAATTAAAAAATAAAAACATTACTCCATTAAATGCAAAAGATTCTTTAGACAAATTTCAATCTGTTGTTGGTCAAGCAATAGAAGGATCAAATGATAGGAAAAATGTTTTAGAAACTGCAAAAATGTTTTTATATGGCGATATTAATAATGGTCAACCAAATGTAAATGATTTGAAAGATGCAATATTATCTATAACAGGCAACATACAAAACGTAAATAATTTTAAAACTATTTTGCCTGATAATGTACCAAGCAATCGTTTTGATCAATATGTAAATAACTTTGATGTAGAAAATTCAAATATAGCAGAAATTGATAAAGTCAGGGCTAAAAGAGCTTTTTCTAATGGTAAAATAGAAGCAACTAAAGGAATTAATAATTATATTGTTTATGGTCAAGATGGACAAGTAATTATGGATAATTCAAAACCACCGCAACCATTTGTTTTTACTGTAAATAAATCACTTGTTGATGCATTTTACGCTGATGAATATAGCGCAATACAAAGCAGAAGAAAAGAGCTTAGATAATGCCTATTCTGTCAGACATTGATGAGCGCTCCCGATTACAAAGAATAATTGATACTCGTGATATTTATGGTTCTGAAGGATATACAGAGGTTTCTTTTGGAGAAACTTTTGCTGCGGCTTTCCAAAATGTAATATTAGAAGAACAATCTATATCTTCAATATATGGCAATGAAGGAAAAAATTTTAGAAAACAAAAAGTTATTAATTTAAGGAATGATGGTTTTGATTTAGACCCTTACATTAATTCTAGAGGTCGGATTGATTATGATGGCATTGCAAGAGAAACAGGTTTAATACGATCTGATGAAGAACTTGAGCAAGAAAGAATAGAATTTTTTAAAGAAAGAAGAGAACAAAATCAAAAAATATTAGATCGCGGTAGTGGATTTGCACAATTTTTTGGGGGATTAAGCGGATATGCTTTAGACCCTATAAATATTTTAACTTTGCCATTTGGAGTTGGAACAGCTTTTAAAGGTCTTGGTGTTTTAGCAACTGCATTAAGAGCAAGCAGAAATTCAGCAGCTATTGGTGTTGCAACAGAATTAGCTATACAACCTTTAGTATTCAAGCATAAACATGACATAGAATCACCTTACGAGTTTAGTGATGCCTTAACAGCTATAGGATCAGTAGCAGTTACTTCAGGATTGTTAGGTGGAGCCGCAGGCGGTCTCGGTGCATATTTTAAAAAAGCAAGAACTAAAAGCGCAGAGTTTATTGATCCTGCACAAAAAAATGAAATAGAGTCTTTAGAAGCATTTAGTCAACTAGAAAAAGAATTAGCATATAGAAAAGAATTAGAACCTGAAAGAGTAAACGATATTGTTCTTGAAGAGTACGATAAATTTGCGGCAAAAAAAGATTATAAAAATGTAAAAGCACAACAAAAAACAAGACAAGAAACAATAAAAGCATTAGAAAAACAAAAACGTGCAATACAAAAAGATAATCCAACTATGGCTAAATTTTTAGCAGATTTAGGTGGTATCAATGCAAAGAGTTTTATAAAAGAAGGTGTTAATGCTGACGCTCTTGCAGAATTTAGTAATAGACGTAAACGCGGATTTCAGAAACAATTTTTTAAAAAAGGGGATACTGTAAGAAGTGTTTCTGGCAGAGTTGTAGATGGAGGTTTAGAGCCAGATGATTTGGCAGAAAAAGTAAGAGAACTCCAGGAATCAGAAGGATTTTTAGTTACTATAAGAGATTTTGGTGTTGACGATGCAGTAAGTTTAGTTGATCAAGTTACTAGAAATCCAGCAATGTTAAAAACGGAATTAGCAGAAGGACAAATACAATTTATTGAAAGAGAGCTTGATGAATTACAAAATCCTGAATTTAATTTTGAGGAATATTATGAGCGCGTTATTCAAGAAAATATAGACGCTGACATTGCAATACTTGAAGCAAATGAAAAAATTAGATTAGAAAGAGAAAAGCCATCGCTAGCATATGATGATTATGCTGTAGATGATTTACCAAAAGCGCCTATAGCTAGTAAAAATTCTTTACAAAGAAGTTTTTTAGAACGAGAAGGTATTGCAGAAGATTTTGATAGAGACATTGCAAATTACAATACTTTGGGTAAAAAAGAAGCAGAACAAAATGGCAAGGTTGTAGACGCAGATAAAATTTTAAAAGAGTTAGATGATGATATTGACGGATTAGAATCTGTGAGGGTGTGTGCACTTGGTGACTAAAAACGAACAACTTGATCCTTTGCAAAGTAAATACAATAAATGTATTCAAACAGCAGTTAATACTGGAAAAATAAGTAAATCTTTAGCTAGGGAAATTTTAGAATCAGATAGCCCAGAAGAAGCTATTGTTGATCTTATTAATCAAAAAACTTTGCAAAAAAGAGAAACGGTTATACAAGCAATAAGATTAGCTGATGGTGTTGATAAAATAACTAATCATCCTAGCAAAGATGCATTTACAGGGCTTATGTCTCTTTTAACAAAAGATATATCAAATAATGCTACTTACAACAATATAGATACTTTATCAAAAGTTTACAGAAATAGTTATCACGCTTTATGGGCAGACGGATTATCGCAATTTAGAAGTAAAGTATTTGGTTTGTCAGATACAAAAACAGCAAGATATTTAGGTATAAGCAATAGTGAAAAAAGTATAAATAAATTTATTGAAGGTGTTTTTGGTTATCAAAACGGCATAAAAACAGATGACCCTATTATTAATGAAGCAGTAGAAGCATGGTATAAAATTGTTGATTTAGCTAATAAAAATTTTAATAAAAATGGCGGCAATATACCTAAGAATGAAAAATGGTTACTACCTCAAAACCATGATCCATCTGCTGTCACAAAAGCCACATATAAAAATTGGAGATCATTTTTAGAAGGAAAATTAAATAGAGAGTTAATGGTTGATGATCAAGGTAGACAACTATCAGATGAAAATTTTGAAAAAGCTCTACGATATGTTTATGACTCTATTACAACGGGAGGTCTAAATAAAGTACAAGATTTAACTATTCCTAAACTTAGAAATAAAATTTTAAAAAGAAATTTTGAAAAAAGGTTTTTGTATTTTAAAGATTCTGAATCTTGGATTGATTATCAAAATGAATTTGGCAGAGGTAATATTCTTACAACATTAACTGATTGGATGGATTCTATTGCTAGTGATACAGCAGTTTTAGAAATATTAGGCCCAAATCCCAGGCAAACTTATGAAATTTTAAAAGCAGAAGCACAGAAAATACAACTTGATAGAAAAGGAAAAATTAATTTAAAGCAACAAACTCAAGGGGCATTATTAGATGCAGTGTTTAAAGTTGTTTCTGGCGAAATTAATCAAGGGCAAATGACAACTTTAGCTGATTCTATTACGTTTGTAAGAAACATAAATATTGCTGCTACTTTAGGTAAAGCTACTTTTGCTTCAGTAACCGATTTAGCTTCTTCTGCTATAACAGCGCATTACAATAACATACCAGCAGTAAAAGTATTTAAGAGACAATTAAGTTTATTAAATCCAGCAAATGAAGCAGACAGAGTTTTTGCTGCAAAAATCGGGTTTGTGTTTGATGGATGGCTTGGTAGAGCATTCAGTAAAACTAGATTCGTTGACACATACGGTGCTGGTGCAAGCGCTAAAGCTGCAGAAGTAACATTGAGATTTTCTGGTTTAGAAGCATGGACAGAATCAGGTAGAAAAGCATTTAGCATGGAGTTTTCAGGTATGTTAGCTGATAACTTTAAAAAATCATTTGATGAATTAGACCCTGCTTTGCAAAGATCATTTAATACATATCAAATTAGTAAACAAGACTGGGATAAATTTAGAAAAACAGAATTACTGGATTTTAAAGGTTCTAAATTTGCAGATGTAACAAAAGACACTTCTAAAAAATTTCACTCTATGATTTTAATTGAGCAAGATTATGCAGTGCCAACGCCTGACGCTAGAGTAAGAGCTATTACATCTGGTGGTGTAGGCACTAACACAGCAGTTGGACAGCTTATAAGATCAGCTACAATGATAAAATCATTCCCTATAACAGTGATAGCTAATCATTGGCTACGAGCATATACGCAATCTACTGCGGCGGGTAAAACAGCATATATTGGCGCATTAGCATTGAGCACTACACTTATGGGATCGTTTGCGATACAAATGAAAGATATCGCAAATGGCAGAAATCCAAGACCTATGGATGATCCTGAAGATTGGTTAAATGCTTTTGTGCAAGGTGGCTCTGGAAGTTTGCTTGCAGATTACATCTTAGCTGATCCACAAAAATATGGATCAAATTATCTTGAAACAGTGCTTGGGCCTATGGCTGGCCTTACAAGAAAAAGTTTAGACTTTACATTTGGTAACGCAAGAGAAGCAGTATTAGGCGATGAAACAAACATCATACCAGAAAGCACAAGATTTTTAAGAGACATAGCGCCTGATCCTTGGCAGCTTTCTCTATTTTTTGATTCAATGTATTACAATGCGAGATTAATGGCTGATCCTAGCTATCAAGCTACTATTAATAGAATACGGACACAACAGTTTAGAGAAAATAATTCTGACTTTTGGTGGGCGCCTGGCGAGACTCCTGCAGAAGTTTTAGAGGATTTTTAAAACATTTATTTGTATAATTTTTAAAAAGCATAAGGTTTGATATGACAGTAACAGCAAATACAACAAGAAACGATTATGTAGCTGGTAATGATCAGAATGTATACAACTATACATTTCAATTAAATGATGCATCAGATGTAAAAGTCTTATTAGGCGGTGTATTACAAACCTTAAATACTGATTATACCGTTCAAAACGTAGGTGTAGGGTCAGGAGGAACTATCACATTTACGTTAAAAGACAGCAATAACAATCCTATATTTCCAACACAAGGTACTGCCATAACTATATTTATGGCTATGGAATTAAATAGAGATACAGTATTTCAACCAAATGGACCATTTCTAGCTGCTGAAGTAAACAATGATTATGACAGATTATGGTTAGCTTGCAATCAACAACAAACTGCAATTAATAGAACATTACGATTAAAAGATCAAGATGCTGCTGTAGGCACTATGGAGTTACCTTTAAAGGATGTACGTAAGGGTAAATTTTTAGGTTTTGATGAAGTTACAGGCGAACCAGTAGCAACACAATCATTTTCTGGCTCTGGATTTGTAGAAAAAACAGGTGATACAATGACAGGATTACTTAACAATAATGTAGGATATGCTGTCGGAGGTACTACATTTATTAATTCAACACGAGTTTTATCAAATGTAAGTGGGGCAATATCTCAATTTACTAATGATGCTAATTTTTTAGATAACACCAGTACCATTGATGCTGGCAACTTTTAAGGAAATATATTATGGCTCAAACTATTCAAATCAAAAGAAGTACAACTACTGCTGCGCCATCTTCTTTATCTGCTGGCGAACTAGCATATAGCTTTAAATCAGATACAAAAAAACTATACATTGGCGATGGTAGCAGCGTCTTTGCAGTTGGCGGTCAATCATTTACAGATAAATTAGATAATATTGAAGCAAATGCAGATGTAACAGATGCAACAAATGTTGCTGCTGCTGGTGCTTTAATGGACTCTGAATGTGCTAGCGTTGCTGATGTAAAAACAATAAATCAAGCTCTTACAACTACATCAAGTCCCTCGTTTTCCGCAGTAACAGTAAATGGAAATATTGAGTTTGATGGCTTATCAGGAACGGGTTCTGTTAATGTAACAGACATAAAAGACGAAGATGATATGTCATCTGATAGTGCAACAGCACTTGCAACGCAACAATCAATAAAAGCATTTGTAACAGGTCAAGGTTATGTAACTTCTTCTGGAGTAACAAGCATATCTAGCACTACTACAAATCAACTTACAATAACAGATGGAAGTACAGCTACACCAGAATTAAATATTGTTACCGCAGCTATAGCAGATGGAGGTACTGGATTAGCAACAGCAGATCAAATACATACATTTGTTACTGGTCAAAATTATATAACTCTTACAACATTATCTACTGAAACAAATATTAATTTTAGTGAATTTACGTTTACTGCTAGCACCATAAAGTCTGCTGGAACAATGACACTTGATCCAGCTACACATGGTGACGAAACAGGAACGGTTGTTATTGAAGGTGATTTAACAGTCAAAGGTACAACTACAACTGTAAATAGTACAACGGTTGAAATTGGCGATAACATATTAAAATTAAATAAAGATTTTTCAGGTTCAACTCCAAGTGCTGATGCAGGTCTTGAAGTTGAAAGAGGTACACAAACAAATGCTTTTATTGTTTGGGATGAATCTGCTGATAGGTGGTCGGTTGACCCTGGTACTGGAACTTTATCTCCTTTGAATGTTGAAAATGTAGCAATAAATGGCGGTACATTTTAATTAGGTAGTCTTTTATGGCTCAAACAATTAAGTTAAAAAACTCTGGTACATCATCTAACACACCTTCATCATTAGAGCATGGTGAGTTAGCTATTAACTATGCTGACGGCAAAATATTTTATAAGAACTCTAGTAACAATATAGTTGAATTTGCAAATCTTAGCGGTTCATTCCTACCTTTATCTGGCGGCACTCTTACGGGCACTTTAACTTTTTCAGATGGAAATGAAGCAAGGTTTGGTGCATCTAATAACATGGGACTATTTTACTCTTCGGGCGTAAGCCACATAAGAGTAAATTCAGGAATTTTCAAGCTTCGTGCAGACGATATGCGGTTTACTGCACAAAACGGTACAACTGACAAAATGACGCTCAATTCGTCTAATAACGTCAACATCCCCAACGGCTCTCTCATGATTGGAGCGACTACTGCTCCAGACGCAAAACTTGATGTTATTGGTTCTAATTCTTCAACTTCAGATTGGGGAAATAAAATAATTCAATCTGGTGTTGCCATAAATGCCGCAAATCGAACATATGGTGGTTTGATACTTAATGATTCTGGTTCAGGTATAGGTGCGGGTATAGGATTTAATTATGATGGAACTGGTTATGAATTAGAATTAGGTACAGTTCCAACTGTAGGAGGCAGTCTCACCACGCATCTTACAATAGGCAGGACAGGCAAAGTTGGTCTTGGAACCTCATCGCCTGATAGTCTTTTGCATCTAAAATCTACAGGCGATACCAGAATGACTATTGAATCGCCTGATGCTAATGATTCATATATAAATTTCAGCGGCGCAACAAATGAAATGAGTTTAGGATTTGATACATCTGATGCCGCAATGTATATAACAAATCATGGGACAATCACAGCCAATAGACGAGTTACTATAAAAACTAATGGCAACGTGGGTCTAGGAACCGATTCGCCTAGTAACTTATTACACTTCAAAAAATCAAGTGATTATGAAATTTATTTTGAAAATGCCGCATCAGACGGAGAAACTTTCAGATTAGCTCATGGCACTTCTGGTCTTTATATGAGAGGACCAAATACATCAAATCTTCTTTTTGGTTGGACACAAGATCATAGTGTAACAGTTTACAATAACTCAGGAACTGAATATGCAAAATTTAATGGAGGAACGAGCAGACTAGGATTAGGAACCTCATCTCCAGAAACAAAGCTCCATGTCAATTCAAGCACAGGTAATCGTGTAGCTAAATTTGAAAGTACAGATGCAACTGCATATATTCAAGTAGCCGACAGCAACACTACAAACTCTGTTCATGGTTATGGGGCAAATGGAGATGAATTAAGCATTTATGCAAATGGATCAGAGCGAATACGTGTGGATTCAGATGGACGAGTCGCGATAGGTAACGCAAATCCTACAGACAAATTGCATGTTGAAAGCAGTGAAAATGGTGGAGTTCAAATTCAAGTTGACAATCCAAATACAGGAAATGCTTCTTATGCAGGACTATATTTGAATGGTCAAGGAAACAACTTTTTCCTAAAGAATTGGGGAGATGCGGTTGCAGGTAAATCAAATGGCACTGAGTTTCTTTCTACGGCAGGAAGCTCATTTTTTATGTTTTCGCCCTCAAATCAGGAAAGAATGAGATTGAGTTCGGCTGGAGACCTTGGAATAAATACTACGGCCCCAGACTCAAAGCTTCACATTGCAGAAGATGCTTTTGATCAAACGATTGTCAAACTTAATTTTTCTTCCTCTGATTCAAGTGCGGGAAATTATGCACATTTTGGTGAGATACGTCTTGCGGGACATAGCACTAATTGTAAAACGGCTATACGTTCTTATTCTAATGCCTTTCAAAATGCTAATGGTGCACTTGCATTTTGGACACAAGAGCATGGGGGTTCTTTCGATGAGAGGATGAGAATTTTAGGCGATGGAAAAATTGGCATCGGAACCGGATCGCCCGCACAAAAACTTGAGGTTGCAAATGGTCATATAAAACTTTCCGCAGGTTATTCCTTACAATGGGATAATTCTCACGAAAGAATAGAACAATCAGATGGTAATCTAGAATTTTTTACAAATAATGGTCAACAAATGACCATAAGTGGCTCAAGTGTTGGTATTGGAACCACATCGCCAAGTTCTTTTGATTCAGAAGCAAACAATTTAGTTGTTGGTGATGGCAGTGGTG